TCAGCTTCCGATCAGGCCGTGGGCGGCGAGATCGTCGATCAGCGCCTTGAGCCGCTGCGCCAGCTGCCCGGCGGTGATCCCGGCGGTGTCGAACGCCGCCCGGTTGGCGGTTCCGGTCGGCGCGCCCCAGCCGGTGGCGCGCGCTCCGACCACCTTGGCGCCGCCGACGTTCAGCTGCGGCACGACGACCGCGCCGGCGAAGGTCGCCCCGGCCAGCGCCGCCTTGCCGGCGAGCGCCTCGGTCAGCCCCTCGACGTCGGCGATCCCGGGCGGAGCGCCGCCCGCCTCCTGGCCCGAAAACCAGGCGGCGGCGACGACCAGCGCCACCGTCTTCAGCCCCGGCGAGAAGTCGACCGGGTCGCCCGCGGCGGACGAGGACAGCGGCATCCTGACCAGCGATCCGCCGCTGCCCAGCGCGCCCTCGCCGATCTCCCATTGCTCGGGCCGGGTCACCCCGGCGATGCAATAATGGAAGCGCGCGCCCGGCGGCAGCACTTCGGCGAATGCCCGGTGGCCGGGCAGCGCCCCGGCCAGCGCGAGGTCGCCGGTCCCCGTCCCCAGGCACGCCTCGCGCACCAGGTCGGCAAAGAACAATGTCATTGGTGTCACTCCCACCCGCCGTCATTGCGAGCGAAGCGAAGCGATCCAGCGCTGAGTCTGGATTGCTTCGTCGCCTTTGGCTCCTCGCAATGACGGTCCTGTTAAACTTTGAACCAAGGGCACCGGGGACAGTTACTAGTAACTGTCCCCATTCCTCACCCCGCCCCCAATCCCTAAGCCGCGAATTTCAGCAGCTTGATCGCCTCCGAATTCATCACCTGCCCGCCGACCCTTTTGGTCGCGTAGAAATGGACGAAGGGCTTGTTGGTGAAGGGATCGCGCAGGATCTGGGTCTCGCTCCGCTCGGCGATCAGATAGCCGGCCCTGAAATTGCCGAACGCGATCGACAGCGAATCGGCGGCGACGTCGGGCATGTCCTCCGCCTCGACCACCGGATAGCCGAGCAACGTGTCGGGCTGCCCCGCCGCCAGCCCGGGCTGCCACAGGAAGGCGCCGTCGTCGGTCTTGAACTTGCGGATCCGGGACGCGGTCGCCGAGTTCATCACGAACAATGCGCCCTGCCGGTAGGGCGGGCGAAGCGCCTGGACGAGGTCGATCAATTTGTCCTGCGGCGCCACCGCCGGAAAGCCGCCGGCGACCCCGGTCGAGAGGAACTGCAGGGTGCCGAACGCCCGCACGCTGTCCAGCGCCGCGCTCAGCGGCGCGCTGAGGAAGCCCTTCGGCTTGCTGGCGCCGTTGCCCGAGACGAAGGCCGCGCCTTCCGCCCGCGCGAACTCGGTCGCGATCTCGCCCGCGAGCCAGGCCTCGACGTCGAACGCCGCGTCGTCGAGCATCGCCTGGCTCGCCGCCGGATTGGCGTAGAGCTCGCCGAACGGCGGCGCGATCTCCCTGAAATCGGGAGTCGCCGTCTCCGGCCGGGCCGCCGTCTCCGCCGCCCAGCCCGACGGCGTGCCGCCGGTCGTCACCAGCTTTCGGTAGCCGGCCGAGCCGACCCTGACGACGTTGGCGATCGCGCGGATCGGCGAGATCGCGGTCAGCAATTTGTCGATCCGCTCGTCCAACTCCTCGGGCACCGCATAGCCGCCGGCCGCCTCGGTCGCGCCCGACAGCGCCTTGAGCTCGACCCCGGCCTCGAGCCCCTTGCGCAAATAGCGCTCGACGAAGGGCGACGCCTCCGACTTCGCCCCGCTCAGCGCCGGCCGCGCCCCGGCGACCGCCTGAGCGTCGACCCGGCCCTTCAGCGCCGCGACCTCCTCGCGCAAAGCCGCCACATCCTCATCCTCCCGCTCCAGCGCCTCGAACGACGCCTCCAGCGCATCCGCCTTCACTTCCACCATGTCCTTCTCTCCTTGGTTGAATCATCACCGCGCACGAATCCGTCATCACCGCGCGCGAAGCCGTCATCACCGCGCACGAATCCGTCATCACCGCGCACGAAGCCGTCATCCCGGACTTGATCCGGGATCCACGAACACGAATTTTTCGAAAATCGGCGGCCGGCGGCTAGCGCCGGAACAGCCTCCTGAGCGCGCCTCCGAGCGCCTCGACGAACGACGCCCAGCGATGGCCTTCATCCTCCTCCCCAAGCTTGTCGAGCAGGGCGAGCCAGACGTCGCCCACCGTCTCGAAGCGCTCGTAATCCGAATGATCGAAGGCGATCCCGAACCGCTTCCCGACCCGCTCGATCGCGTCGACTTCATCGCCGTCGCCGCCCAGGCCAAGGCTGGAAAGCATCGCTCGCTCCTTTCATCCCTGCCGAAGCCTGGATCGCATTCGACTTCATTCCAATACCCGCGCGGCTTCGAAGCGTCCCGATTTCCGTCAAGCAAGTCATTGACGCCCGCGCCCGCGCGCGGCACCTTCCGTTCGACAGACAAAAGGGGACGGACATGAAGCGCATTGCATTGATCGGTTCGGCGGCCGCGCTGGCCCTCACGCTCGCCGGCTGCGACCAGCTTCGCCAGGCGACCGGCATCGGCGGCGACGCCAACAGCAGCGCCGCGGCAAACACGACCGCCGGCGGCGGCAATGTCGCGCTCAGCGCGCCGGGCGGCGACAAGCCGGCCGACGGCGGCGGCGCCAGCGCCGATCCCGCTCTCGCCGGGCAGATGTCGGCCGCCGCCGCGCAGCTCCAGTCGACCCTGCCGATGACCGTCGACAACGTCACGACTTTGACCGGCGTTCGCGCCGAGGGCACCCAGTTCGTCTACGAAATGGCGATCAGCCGCGACATCGCCACGGGCGACATCGAGACCGCGCGCCAGGCGATCCAGACTCAGAACCAGACCAATCTCTGCCGCGATCCCAATACCAGCCGGCTGATCAACATGGGCGGCAGCATGCGCCACCGCTACACCGATCCGAACGGCGACAGCTTCGAGACCCTGGTCAGCTCCTGCGCGGGTTGAGCGGCGCGTGAGCCCTCTTCCGTCGATTCGGGCGCTGGCGGCGATCGCCGCGTCCGCCTTCCTCCTCTCCGCCGCCGGCGCGGCCGCGCCGGACGCCCCGCCCGACCTCGCCGAGGTCGCCGCGGCGGCGCGGCAGCTCAGCGCGCGGCTGCCGATGCGGGCCGACGACATCACCACCGCCGTCGCCATCCGCGCCGACGGCGCCGAGTTCGTCTACGAGATGGCGGTCAGCCAGGCGCTGCCGGCCGACCGGATCGAGCAGATCAGGCGGAGCATCCAGGATCTCAACCAGTCGCGCATGTGCGAGAACGCCGAGGTCGCGCCCTTCATCCGCAGGGGCGGCAGCATGCGCCACATCTATGTCGACCAGGCCGGCCACCGCTTCGAGACCCGGGTCTCGCGCTGCCCCTGACGCGGGTCATCCGTCCAAAGCGTGCACAAGCGCCTTCGGCTGCATCGGCAGCGTCACCAGGCTGATCTCGACCAGCTCGAGCTCGGTCAGCTCGCGCGTCTCCTGACCCCCGCTCATCCCGAGCTTGTCGAAGGAGCGCACGCGATAGCCGAAGCTGAGGCCCCGAACCGCGCCCTCCTTCAGCAAAGCCGCCGCCTCGCGCCCCGCCGCGCCCTCCGACAGCCGGCCGATCACCCTGAGCCCGCGCTTGTCTTCCTTCAGATAGTCGATCCGCCCGATCGGCCGCCCCGGCGCGTGCTGCCAGAGCAGGGGCACCCCGGAAGACCGCCTCAGCGTTCTTGCGAAAGCGCCCTTCCTGACGATGTCCCCGCCGCGATCCGGCCGGTCGAACACCGCCGCATAGCCGGCGAACCTCATGGCCGGATCATCCCGATCAGCCCGACCTTGACCGCGATCCCGGCGACCAGCACGGCGAGGAAGATCCTGACCGCCCAGGTCACCACCGCGTTCCAGGCCGATTTCTTGGCGTCGCGCCAGGCGCGCAGAAGCTCGCGCAGGTCGTCCATGTCGCGCCGCGCATGCTCGTCCCTGAGGCCGAGCGCGGCCAGCGCCCGGTCGGCGCCGATCTCGCTCGCCTCCTCGGCCAGCCCACGCAGCGTGACCATGTCGGCCCCCTGCCCTTCGGCCTGCGCGATCAGCAGCGCCAGCATCGATGCATTCTGATTGGTCATGTCGTTTCTTTCCCGATATTGAGGGTCCGTGACCCGGAACGTGCTGCTCGTCATCCTCGCGCTGCTGATCGCCCTCGGCGGCTGGTGGGCGTGGCGCGAATGGCGGATCGACCGCTGCGGCGAAGGCGGCGGCGAATGGAATTACTCGGCGGGTTTCTGCGGCCCGCGGGCCGGCTGAAAGCCCAGCATCTCCCGTTTCTCGTCGTCGCTGAGGAAATCCGCTCCGCTCACCTGGCGCCACAGCCGCTCGCGGTCCTCGGCGAGAGCGCTGATCTGGTCGACGTCGACGGCGAGCCTCAGCCCCGGCCACCAAGCCGCCAGCGCGGCCGAGATCCCGGCGAGGATCCGCTCCGCCATCGGCAGCACGGTCAGCCGCCACAAGGCCCGGTTCGCCTCGCGATAATTGGCGTAGGTCGAATCGCCGGGCAGCCCGAGCAGCATCGGCGGCACTCCGAACGCCAGCGCGATCTCGCGCGCCGCCGCCGCCTTCAGGCCGACGAAATCCATGTCGGCCGGCGACAGGCTCATCGCCTGCCATCTGAGCCCGCCCTCGAGCAGCAGCGGCCGCCCGGCATTGTCGGCGCCGGAAAATTGCGCCTCCAGCTCGCCGCGGAGCCGTTCATATTGCTCGCCGGACAGGCCCGCCCGGTCGCCCGGCTCGTAGACCAGGGCGCCCGAAGGCCGAGCCGCATTGTCGAGCAGCGCCCTGTTCCATTTCGCCGCCGAATTGTGCACCGCCACCGCCGCCGCCGCCGCGCCGAGGCAGCCCAGCCCATAATGGTCGTCGAGCGGATGCGCGGCCTTCAGGTGGACGAGGCCCGGCCGCCCGAGCCCGTCCCGCGCCGGCAGCCGCGTCTTGGCCTCGCCCACCTTGTAGACATAGGCGATCGGCCAGCCGCTCGAATCCGCCGCCACCGTCACCCGCTCGGGCCGAAGCGCGAACAATTCCGCCGGCATCGCCTCGCCGTCCTGGAGCGGCTGAACGAACGCGTTGCCGTGCAGCAGCAATTGCGTCGCCACGGTCTCCAGCAAGGCCGGAGTGACGAGCGTGGCGGCGCGCTCGACCCTGTGTTCCTGCGAAAGCAGGAACCCAGTCCTCCCGCCCGCCTGAACCCCTGCTTTCGCAGGGGAACACAGCAAAGGCGCCCAGGCGACGCTCTCCGCCACCAGCCGAACCGCCCGCTGCGCCACCGGATTGGCGAGATAGGCCTCGCGCACCTGCGCCTCGTACGACCGCGGCCACGGCTCGCCCGCGAACATATGCCGCCACCCCGAAAACAGAAACGGCCGCCCGCCCGAGCGAGCGGCCTTCCGGCCGAACCATCTCATGTCGATCTCCTGATAAGAAAAAAATGGATTCACGCGGAGGGCGCGGAGGGCTTAATTGGGGACAGTATATAGTTTCCGGGGGCTTAATTGGGGACAGTATATAGTTTCCGTCCGCGGCCGCGTCGCCGGCGCCAGCATGCGCGGGAAAATATATACTGTCCCCAATTTCAGCCCCTTCCTCAAAGCCTCCGGATCCGCGGCTCGCCGACCTCGCCCAGCATCAGCTCCGCCATCGCCCAGACCATCGCGTCGGCGCGGTCCGGCGATCGCCCCGGCCCTTCATAGCCGCGCGCGGTCAGCCCGCAGAGCTGGTCCTCGAGCTCGGCAAAGGCGCCGGCGAGCTTCGCCTTGCCTCGCGCGAACAGGGCCGAGACCGGCTCCGCCCGCCGCGCCTTGCCGTAGCGCGCCTTCACCGGCCGCACCGGCAGCAGGCTGTCGACGCTGCGAAGCACGCTCTCCACCATCTCGCCGCCCTGGTTGGTCTCGACCACCACCCGGTCGGCGCCCCAGTCCTGCGCCGCCCGGACCACCGCGCGCGCCCAGCCCTCGGGCGAAAGCCCGCGCTCCGAGCGGTCGTCGAGCACATAGCCGATCCCATCCGCGCCGAGCCCGCAAACCACGATCCCGCAGGCGTCCCCGCTCGCGCTCGCCGGCGGATCGACCCCGATCACGATCCGCTTGAATGGGGACAGTATATAGTTTCCGTCCGCGGCCGCGTCGCCGGCGCCAGCATGCGCGGGAAAATATATACTGTCCCCAATTTCAGCGCGCCCCGCCTCGATCATCGCCCGGGTCCACAACGCCCCCTCGAAATCCTCGATCAGCTCCCCGTCCAGCTCCTGCCGGCCGAGCCGGGTGCCGCCGTAAAGCTCGGTCACATGGTCGACGACGATCTGCGCCAGCATGCCGTTGTCCGCCGTCCTGCCCTTGGTCAAAGCCACGTCGCCGCGCCCGACCAGCCGCCGGAGCAAAGGCGTCGGCCGCGGCGTCGTCGTCGCCAGCGCCCGCGGCCAGTGCCCGCGCCTCAGCCCGAAGGTGAGATTGTCCCAGGCCGCCTCGGCCCCCGCCCATTTGGCGAGCTCGTCGCACCAGGCATAATCGTGCTCGGGCCCGCGCAAGGCTTCCGGATTAGCCCCCGAATAGACGAAGGCCTGGCTCCCGCTCGGCCAGGTCAAAATCCCCCGCGAGGGCTCCCAGCAGGGCCGGTTGTCGTCGGCCGCGCAGGCGATCAGCCCCGAGGCGCCCTCGACCATCACCCGCCGAGCCTCGTCCTCGGTCGGCCCGACGATGGCGATCCGCCGCCCTTCCCCCTCGGCCAGATGGTGGACCCATTCCGCCCCGGCCCGGGTCTTGCCGTAGCCGCGACCGGCCATCAGCAGCCAGGTCCGCCACGCGCCCGGCGGCGGCCGCTGCCCCGGCCGCGCCCAGAAGGTCCAGCGCACGACGAACTCCTCCAGCTGGCCGGTCTTCTCCAGCCAGAGCAGGATCTTGCGCCGCTCCCTGTACGGCAGCAGCGCGATCCGCTCGGCAATCGAAAGCGACAGCGCCCGCTCCGCATCCGGGAGCAGCGCGAATTTCGAAAGCGCCGCCATCGTTCAGCCGATGCCGCCGAGCCGCCGGCTGATCTCGCCCAGTCTTTTCTCCACGGCGCCGAGCAGCTTCTCGCCGCGGAACGGCCGCTGCGCGTGCGGCTGCGCCCCCTTCACCCCGCTCTTGTGCTGGCGAAGCAGCTGCATCGCCTGCCGATCGGTCAACTCACGCAGCCTGCGCTCGGCATCGGTCTTCGGCGGCGGCCGGTCGTCGCCGCGGCGGCTGCGCTCGAGCATCTCCAGCTCCAGCATTGCATAGCTCTCGACGATCGCCTCCTCCCAGCGGGCGCGATATTCGGGATCGCGCCTGCGCCGCTCATAGACCTGGCCGCTCTTCCCGCTCATTCGCGCCGCTTCGAGGGCGGCCGTGACGTTGCAGACCATCGCCAGCTCGGCGAAGAACTTGTCGTCCTTCTCCTTCTGGCGTTGCTCGGCCCGCGCCAGAGCGCCCTTGCTCAGCTTTTTCTTCCTGCCGCTCATAACTGGATCTCCTCATCCGCGAATGAAGCGCGGCCGCCATGAAAGGGGGGAAACATGACGGCCGCGCGGCCGGCCGCGGCGCTCGACGAAGCGCCGCGGCGGCATCCTGATTTTACGAGACGCGCACCATTCGGACGGAGCCGTTGCGATAGGGCGCGCCGACCGGCACGGGCGGGGTCAGGGCCGCCGCCGCGGCATCGTCGGCGGCGTTCGGCAGCGGGTAGGAGTCGATATGCTCGCCCCATCTGGTGAGCGTGCCATTGCCTCCGGACAGGACCGCGTTGGTGATCGTGGCGCCGGCGAAGGTCCGCTGGTCGTCGACCCTGACGCCCGTCGAGTTGGTGAAGTCGAACAGATAGGTGATCGTGCCGCCGAGCACGTCGACGCCCTCGACCTCAACCTCGTTGCAATCGCGCACGTAGAGGCCGTGGAGCAGCGCGCCTCCCTGCGGATCGAGAGCGATGTCGCGGATCGCGACATTGTCGCAATGGCGGACCTGAATGCCGGCGGTGTTGAAATAGGCGCCGCCGCCGGAGGTCCCGGTCAGGGCGATTCCGGAAATCTCGATGTTTCGCGATTGCGCCCCGTCATAGGGAAGCACCGCGACGCCGACGTCCATCGGATTTTCGGCGGTGCCGCCGACGATCCTGATATTTTCGACGACCGTGGTCGCCTCGGGGCTGCGCAGGAAGGCCACCGCCGCCTCGCCGGCCCTGAACGTCCGCTCGGTCGTCGTGACGATCTTCGGGACGTTGATCGTGACGTTGCGCGTGTCGTAGGCGAGCGATCCGCGGATCGCCGGCGTGTTCCCGGCGCCGCCGCCGCAATCGATGATCGTGCCGTTGCCGCCGACGACCAGCCCGTCGGAGCCGTCCGTGTTGATCGCCGGGCCGCCGAATCCTTCGAGCGTATAGCCGTCGATCGTCCCGCCGACGCATTCGCGCATGTTGATCGCGACGTCCTCGGCCGGGTTGGAATAGCTTTTCGCGTTGACTCCGAGGATGAGCCCGTCGCGAACGCCGCCCATCGTCGCGGCCCCGCGCTGGAGCGTGGCCCCGCAAATCGCCTCCTGCTCGACGGAAAGGTTCACGAAGCTGATATTCCGCTGGAAATCGGGATCGCCCTGCTCGACGTCGAACGCCCAGCCGGCGGCGTTCTGGTTGGTGTTCCTCGCCGCGCAGTTCGCGACGATATTGTGGAGGCAATAGCCGCCGGCGGCCTGGTCCCCGGCCTGGAAGAAGGCGACCGCCGTATCGCCATGGTCCTCGAAGCTGCAGCCGGTCACGATATTGTGCAGGCAATCCTGGGCCAGCCAATAGCCGAACAGGATCGCCGACAGCTCGGTCCCGCTGAACCGGCTGTTGACGATCTTCCAGTTCCTGCTGCCGTCGACGCGGATGCCGGTGTGCACGTTCCTGATGCTGGAATTGACGACGGTGACCCTGTCGGCGCCCAGGCCGTAGATGCAGTTGAGATAGCAGCGGATGCCGACGACGTGGTTCCCCCAGATGCCGCGAACGCCGCAGGTGGGCGGATATTTGTCGCCGTCGATATTGACCTGGAGGATGTTGTCGCCGAGCGGCGTGAAGAAGGTGAGGATCGTCGCCGTGTCGACGGGCCTGAGGCACGCGCCGCCTTCCATGAAGACGTTGCAGCCGACCGGAATCGGGGTCAGCGCCTTTTCGACTCCGTCGGTGACGGAAACCCGGTAGCTGCCGTCCGGGAAATAGAGCGTCTGGCCGGGGTCGAGCGCGGCGATGGCGAGATTGATCGCCGCCACGTCGTCGGTCGAATCGTCGCCGGTCGCGCCGAAATCCTTGACGCTCAGCCACTGCTCGCGAAGCTTGGCCTCGACCGAGCGCTCGATCGCCCCGCTGCCGGCCTGGAGGAAGGCGACGGACTCGGCGTCATAGGCGCGTTCGAACAGGATCGGATCGGTGTTGATCGACACCGCGCCCGCCCCCAGGACGCGGAAGGCCAGGCCGGCCTGGGTCGAGCCCGAGGTCACCAGCGCCTGGGTGCCGCCGATCACTTCGCCGGCGCCGTCGAAGTCGGTCGATCGGGTCCAGCTGCCGGTGGCGGCGTCGTAGATGCCGTTGTTGACGGCGCTGCTCTGGTTCTTGACGAGCACCCGGTCGCCGGCCGCGACGGCGACCCCGTCGATCGTCTGCGTGCCCGCGAGCGTGATGTTGGCGGTGGTCGCGACTCGGCAGGGTTCCTTGATGGCGCGGTCGGCGGTCATGGTTCGTCTCCTTGGGCTTCAGGCATGAAAAAAGCCGGCCGCGGCGGATGCCGCGGCGGCCGCTCGACCACGAAAAACGGGCCCGGAGAGTTCCGGGCCCGTCTGGTTCAGCTACATTTATCGAGCGTGTTGAAATAGTGCCATATCAGCGTGACGCTGTCAAGCACTTTTTACCGCGCTGGATAAGTCCCACAACCGCCCGAGAGCGCGCCGAGAGGCGTTTGTGGGACTTCAAATCCCACAAAATGCGACGCCTTTTCAAAAAAACGAAATTTTCAAAGGCCCGAATCAGGCCCTTTTTCGGCCTTCCGAATCCCACAGCCGAATCGCCGAGTCGCGCGCCGCCCTCGCCGGTTGCGGATCAGCTCGCGATCGGTCGGATCGGCTTGCGCTGAAGGCGCGCCTTCAGCTCGGCCAGCGAGATCCGCTCGACCGCCGCCGCCTTGTCGGCCGCTCCGACGACTCCGCCGAGATGGCCGAGGATCTGCTCCATCAGGTCGATCGCCTGCAGCTGCCGGCCATATTTCGCGATCAGCATCGGCTCGGCCGCGAGCAGCCCGCCCAATTGCTCGAGGTGGCGGGCGACCAGCGCCAGCTCCTCGACGATCCGCTGCTCGATCGGGTCGGTGGAGCGCGCCGGCTCGGCCGGCGGCGGCGGCTTGAACAGGCTTCGCCGTCCGGCCTCGAGGTCGGCCCGGACCTCGGCCAGCATCGCGTCGACCTCGCGCTGGTGCGCCGGCGGCGGCTTGGCGGTGGCGAGCAGGGCGGAATTGCGGTTGCCGATCATCGCGTGACTCGTTTCGCAGCAGTTACGTTCCGGAGGAACGCCCGGCCGGGACTTTCGATCCCGTTCCCCTCCGTGCTGTCGGGGACAAATAGCGGAATTGGCTTGCGAACTTCTTAAGCGGCGGCGGCGGCGACGGTTTCCGGCCTCACCGGCTCAGGGCGCGGTGTACTCGCAAAAGGACACGGCCAGCGTCGCTGCGACCGTCGCCCAGATCGCCGCGACCCCGCGGCTGTGCGGATCGAAAAACGGGCTCTCGCGAAACTGGTCGAAGCCGCGCCGCGGCGCGCGCACGGCGAGATACATGGCCGTCCAGAACAACGCGCCGACGGCGACATAGAACGCGTAGCTCACCCGCTCACCCCGGCTCTCCCTTCCCGCCGCCGATCATCCGCCGGCGCTTTCATCCGCGCAAGCGGCTTCCGGCCGGGCCAGGCATGCGCGGCGGCGCCGACGGCCGAGCCGCTTGTCAGGTGAGCAGGAACCAGGCCAGCACCGCGAAGGCCAAAGCGGACACGATGCCCATCGCCATCAGGCAGCCGCGGGGAAGCCGGTCGACCAGGCCGATCAGGAACCAGTCGACGACGAGATCCACCAGAAAGCCCATCCGCCGAGCCTAACCGGGCTCCGCTCCAGGCGCCAGCCGGCCGCGGCCTTAACGGAGGCGCGCTTTCCCGCTACCAAGGCGCGATGCTGAAATATCGGATCGCCGGCGGTTTGCTGGCCCTGTGCTCGTTGCCGCTTCTCTATTTCACTTTCTTCGACTTGCCGGAGAATCGCGGCTGGCTGCGCCCGGTTGTCATGGCATTCGCCGTCGTCACGCTGTGGCTGGGTCGCGAATATTTCAGGGAACGCGAAAGCTAG